TCAGATATTAATCGATGAACTAGTATTTTATATTCAACAAAACAATTTAAAAGCAGATTAACCAAATATTTATAATCATATGAAAAGTACAGATTTTAAAAAATTAATTAAAGAAGCCGTAAGGGAAGCAATTCAGGAAGAATTAAAGGATATTTTATTGGAAGCAGTAAAGTCACCTAAACAAATAGTTAGAGAATCATACACTCCTCCTACACAAAACCCAAAACCATCTTATGCTCCTCCTTCAATAGACTTTAGATCAAAATATGCTGAAGCACTAGGTGAAACAGCTTTAAGTTTTACTTCCAATGATGTTCAACAATCATTCCGACCACAAGTAAGTGATCCTATAAATGGAAATTTAGGCGCCGGTGAATTAGGAATGGACCAAATTATGAGTTTATTAAATACTAAATAATGCCGTTTAATCCCCAACAGATAAACCCAATTGATTTAAATCCTAACGTTGCTGTTGGGGTAAATTTACCTTTTAATGGGTCTTCTGTTTTTACTTCTAATTATTTAACATCTCAAGCCATTCAAAATAATTTAATTAATTATTTCCTTACGAATCCCGGAGAATTACCATTAAATCCAACATTTGGAGGTGGTTTAAGAGCATTTTTATTTGAACAAATATCTGAAGGAACTTTAATAGGGTTAGAATCTAAAATCAATTTAAATATTGAATCTGTATTTCCTAACATAATCATAAGTTCATTAGAAATTCTACAAGATCCCGATAATAATACGTTAACAGTTCAATTAAAATACTCTGTTGCTAATTCTAATATAAATAATACTTTAACAATAACATTATAAAATGGCTACTACTAATAGGGATATAAGATATATTAACCGTGATTTCTCCCAATTCAGATCTCGTTTAATAGAATTTTCTAGAACATATTTCCCTCAAACCTATACTGATTTCTCTCCAGCATCACCTGGAATGATGTTTATGGAACAAGCTTCTTATGTAGGGGATGTTTTAAGTTTTTATTTAGATAATCAATTTCAAGAAACCTTTGTTCAATATGCTCAACAAACAAATAATGTATTTGAATTAGCATACATGTTTGGTTATACACCAAAAACAACTGGGGTTGCTCAAGTAACAGTTGATTTTTATCAACAATTACCTGCTAAAAATGTAAGTAATAGTGCAGTTCCTGATTACGATTATGCTGTTACTATTGGAGAAAATACAACAGTAACTTCCCAAAATGGAGCCTCTTTTTTAATCCAGGATAAAATAGACTTTTCAATTTCAAGTTCCCAAGACCCAACAGAGATTTCAGTTTATCAAATTTCTGGTAATTCTCCCCAATATTTTCTACTAAAAAAGAGTAGAAATGCTATTTCTGCTACTATTAATACTGCAACATTTACATTTACCTCCCCTCAACCCTTCCAAACAATAAATCTTCAAGCCCAAAATATTATTAAAATTTTAGATATTGTTGATTCTGATGGGAATAAGTGGTACGAAGTAGATCATTTAGGGCAAGAAATGGTTTTAGATCCTATTAAAAATACTAACGTAAATAATCCTAATAAAACTGATGATACTCCTTTTTTATTAAGATTAAGAAAAGTAGCAAAACGTTTTGCAACTCGTTTTACATCTCTTTCTAATTTACAAATCCAATTTGGCTCAGGGAATCCCTCGGATATAACAGAAGAAATTACTCCAAATGCTGATAATGTTGGTTTAGGATTACCTTTTAAAAAAGATAAATTAACTGTAGCATACTCCCCAGTTAATTTTTTATATACAGGAACATATGGAATTTCTCCTTCTAGTACTACCTTAACTGTTAGATATTTAACAGGTGGAGGGGTTAATTCAAATTCATTAGCTAATACATTAACTCAATTAAATACTGCTAATTCTAAATTTAACAATTTTAATTTAAATGCTGTTACTTCTAATTATGTATTTAATTCATTAGCCGTAAATAATCCGGATGCTGCTTCTGGGGGAAGAGGAGGAGATACATTAGAAGAAATTCGTCAAAATACTTTAGCCCTTGTTGCTTCTCAAAAAAGATCAGTTACTGCAGATGATTATTTAATCAGAGCTTTAAGTATGCCTTCTGATTATGGTGCTGTTTCTAAAGCTTATATTGAACAACCTAAATTAACAGATAATCAAGTTTCAACTATAGAAACATTAAATTTATATGTTTTATCGTTAAATTCTCAAGGTCAATTAGATTACGCTACTGAAACACTAAAAAATAATTTAAGAACATATCTTTCTCAATACAGAATGATTGGAGATAGTATTGAAATTAGAGATGCTTATATTATAAACATTGGTGTAGATTTTGAAATTATAGTATTACCTGAATATAATAATAGTGAAATACTATTATCTTGTATTGCAGCTCTACAAGATTATTTTGCTTTAGATAAATGGCAACTTAATCAACCTATAATGCTAAGAGATTTATACATTTTATTAGATAAAATTAAAGGTATCCAAACAGTTAAAAGTATCTCTATATCTAATAAAGCAGGAACTACTTCAGGATATTCTCCATATGCTTATGATATTTCATCTGCTACACAAAATAATGTAATTTATCCATCTTTAGATCCTAGCATATTTGAAGTAAAGTACCCAAATCAAGATATTAAAGGTAAAGTAGTTCCTTTATAATTCTATATTTATAATAAAATACCCTAATGGCTGTTTATAAAATATTCCCCACCCAAGATACTACTCTATATTCTACATACCCAACAATGAATACGGGGTTAGATGCTATTTTAGAAGTTTCTAACAAATTAGACATAAGTGGAGATCCTGGAGTAGCAAGATATTTAATTAAATTTGATCAAACAGAAATTCAAGATATCATTAATGATAAAATTAATGGTAATTCTTATTCTATATATCTTAAAAATTTTATAGCTGAAGCTCAAGGACTTAATCAAAATACTGCTTTATCAATACATCCTTTAGCCCAATCTTGGAATAATGGTACAGGGTATTATTTAGATAATCCAAAAGCAACAGATGGTGCTTCTTGGACCTATTCAAACTATAACGGCTCAGGACCTTGGAGCCCTACAGGATATTACTCAGGATCATCCGGGGCTATTTTCTATACTAGCTCATTTAGTAACATTTATGGAGGTGCTGGAGGTGGAAATTGGTTCTATGATGCTTTAGGAACATCATATGTTACTGCTAGTTATGTAGTCCCTTTTTACGTAATAAATTCATCTACATACACAGGATCAGCAAGTTCATCTTTTGGTTTACGTGATGTTAAAGACATTGAAGCTAATGTTAGTAACATTGTTAATAATTGGATTAATAGTGTAATTCCAAATTATGGATTTATAATTAAATTAACTGGTTCTCAAGAATTTAATACAAGTCAATATGTTCAACCTATTTTTAAATTTTATAGTGTTGATACAAATACGATTTATCCTCCATGCTTAGAATTTAGGTGGAATGATTTTAATACAGTATTAACAGGTTCGGCAACTAGTAGCATTGTAAACACAGTTGATATAAAAATGTCTTTATCTGAAAATCCTGGTGTATTTTATCCTACTAGTAAAAATAGATTTCATGTAAATGTAAGTCCATTATACCCTCCTAGAGCATATCAAACGTCTTCATTGTTTACTAATTTAAATTATTTACCAACTTCTTCATATTATGCAATAAAAGACTTGGCTACTAATGAATATGTTGTTAACTTCGATGACAATTATACCCAAATCAGTTCCAATGCAAATGGAAATTATTTTGATGTTTATATGAGTGGATTAGAACCTGAAAGATATTATGCTATTTTGATAAAAACCAATATTAATGGTTCTACTATAATTTTTGATGATGACTATTACTTTAAAGTTGTAAATGGATGAGTGAAAGTGTAAATCTGAACAAACAAGTATTTGATAAAGTACAGTATACTAGAGTAATAGATACGTCTTTTAAACAGTTAGGTGTTCAAACAATTCAAGAACAGATTAACCAACAACCAACTATAAATGATTTTTTTAGTATGTACAATGAATTATTTTATCAAATACCTGAACTTGGTGTAACTAATTCACATGAATACTTAATTAAAAAAAGTAGTGAATATATTGCTTTTGACGCTAATCAAGATGAGATAATAGCATTACAAAATGAAATAGCTCAATTAAGAACGGATTTGCTTGATACCCAAAAACAAGTTATAGAATTACAAACAGGAACAACACTTACCCAATAATGGCTGCAGAAGTTATACAAATAGATTCTCAACAATTTGTCTCTCAAAATTACATGTCTCAAGATATAGTATTAATAACATCTTTTGATGTAAATACTTTTTTATCTTCTAGTAGTTATATTGAATTTTTTATCTATGATAATAACCAAAATATACTCTCCTCAGACTATAATTTTTCTCAATATACTATTTTAAATAATGGCCAATCAGCAGGTTCAAATAACATTGTTTCTCAAATTGAAATTGATCCTGAAACAATACTCATTGATTCCGGCTATGATCAAGGAACATATATTACCTATTTTAATTTCTTTAACAAGCAAATAGGCTCAGAACTCCAACAACTTTACATTTCCGAAATATCCTCAGATAGAACTGAAATTAGATTAGATAGTACTTCTCTTCCAGATGCAGACATAGTTGAACAAACAACTAATTTTATTCAATTAAGAGAAAGTAGTTCATATTTTGTAGATTTCTATTTAAATTTTAGCGACAATGTATTATCTATAGCTAACAACATTCAGTTAGATAATCAAGATCCTACAAACCCAACAATTTTAATCAAATTATATGAACCCCTTCCAGAACAATTTGATATCAACTCCCAGTTATGGATCATAACTATTTTAGATGAACCATTAGCATACCAGGTTACTTTTCCTGATATTCCTATTATTATAACAGATACGGTACCTGTTAAAGGTCCTAATTTTAATCTAAATTTAAAAGATAAAGTTAATAATTCTACTATAGCTTTAAATTATGATACTTTAACTACTACCACTTTAACCAGTTCTTTTAATCAGTTAAGTAGTTTATTAGAAGAAAAAGAAATTGATATCAACATTGATTTTACCAATTTTTCTAATTTTATCCATTTTAGTTCTGTCCAAACTCGTTTAGAAAATTTTTATTATAAAGTTAGTTTATTAGAAAATTATTCTGCTTCTTTATCTACTATAAACACTCAAATTACCGGTTCAACTTCATCATCTTTAGCTGTTAATAGCAGTAAAGCAGTTTATGAAGCTAATATAAATAATATTATTACAAATTTTGATATTTATGATTACTATTTATATTATTCAACCGGATCTTGGGCTTGGCCTAAAACCAATTCCCAACCTCCATATCAATTAGCTACAACAGGTAGTACTCAAGCATTAACTTGGTTTGGTAGTAATGATCCAAGTAACCCATACTATGGAGGAATTATCCTCTCAGCATCAATTTATGATGAATCTAATAAAGATTATCTATATTATGTGATACCTGCATACTTAAGAGATGATTCAAACAACGAACCATATAAAATTTTCGTTGATATGATGGGTCAATTTTATGATAATATTTGGGTTTATTATAAAGATGTTACTGAAAAATATAATGCAGATAATCGTTTAGAATATGGTATCTCAAAAGATATAGTAGCCGATGCCATTCGTGACTTTGGAATTAAATTATACCAAAATAATTTTTCTATTCAGGATTTATATACTGCGTTTATAGGTTTAACTCCTGAAGGTGGTTTATTTCCATTTCCAAACATTACAGGTTCACTTCCAACTCCTAGTGGATTTGAATATGTTAATACTCTAATTTCGGCATCAAACGATTATATGCCGTTAGATGATGTGAATAAATCGCTATATAAACGCATTTACCATAATTTGCCATACCTGCTTAAATCAAAAGGTACTCTAGCAGGTTTACGCACGCTAATTACTTCTTATGGTATCCCTGATACTGTATTAAGAATTAATGAATACGGAGGTAAAGATAAAGTAGATTATAATGATTGGGATTATTGGCAAAATACTTTTAATTATGCTTTTTATACTACAGGAAGCAATTATATTTCATCTTCATGGTCAGTAAATACTGATTGGAATTCTTTCGATAATGTTCCAAATACACTTCAATTTAGATTTAAAACAAACGGATTACCTACAGGATCTATCCCATATTCTCAAAGTTTATGGTATAATGATTTAACCTCAACTATAGTTTTAGAATATACAGGATCTGGATATATTAGTGGTTCCTATTCAGGTTCAATAATTGACCCATACTATCAATATGCAAATCTAATATTTTACCCAGATATAACAAATTATCCAAATTCATCTGCTAGTATATATTTACCATTTTTTGATGGAGGATGGTGGCCAGTAATGGTAACTAGAGCTCTAAATGAAGGTTATGGTACTTTTGAATTACACGCTGGAAATAAAATTTATGAGGGAGGAGACAATGGAATTAAATATGGATTTTATTCCTCCTCTGTAGTAATTGAAAATGATAGTGCTTGGAAAAATAGTACAGCATCATATTTTGCTCGAGGAAATACATACGGGTCCAAATTATATGATCCATTTTCAGGATCTTTACAAGAAATAAGATATTATTCATCTGTATTAGATAAAAATATTTTTCTTGATTATATTATGAACCCTCATTCTACTGAAGGGACTTATACTTCATACCCTATTGATACAGACCCAAACAATTCTCCTCCATCTGAGTTAATGTTTAGAGCTTCTTTAGGAGGTGAATTATATACAGGTTCAACCTCTATTCATCCTAAAGTAACAGGGTCTTGGTCTTTAACTAGTTCATTTCTCCCAATTTCAGGAACAAATGGTTTTGGTTTTGATTTTCCCCCTAAATTTGTCCCTAATACAGAATATTTCTTCTATACTCAACCAATAGTAGGTATTAAAAATGCTGTTTCTAATAAAATTAGATTAGAAAATGATACCATTCCAAACGGAGATACTTTATCCACATTTAGATCTTTAGCTCAAAATATAGAAATAAGCCAAAGTTATACTCCAAATAATAATTATCTTGAAGTAGCATTTTCACCTCAAAACGAAGTAAATGAGGATATAATGGATCAACTTAAAGCATTTAATATTGGAGAATATATTGGCGATCCACGATTTAGATCTTCATCTGCTTTATCTTATCCTTCTTTAGATAATTTACGAGATGAGTATTTTGAAAAATATATATCAAATTATGATTTAAATGACTATGTTCGTTTAATTAAATTTTTTGATAATTCATTATTTAAAATGATTAAAGATTTTGTACCTGCACGTACAAGTCTTGCTTCTGGTATTGTAATTAAACAACATATTCTTGAAAGAAATAGATACCCTGAACCTCAAGTAAACAATCATTCTACAATAGCTTATACTACTAGCGGTTCTCAAAATAATATCCCATTTACTTTTCAAAATATCGTTGTTTCTGGAACTATAGCTCCTCAATGGAATGACTACCAACCTGGAACCTTAGAAAACCTTAGTGGAGGACCTGCAGGAGTATTTAATCCTTACAATAGCATCTTAACCTCACCTTATGGAGCTAATGGTACAGGACCTAATAATATATTCTTTTTAACCCAAAGTTGGTCTGAAAGTATTGCTACTATTTCAGGTTCTGTAGTTATGTTACGTAGTACTCAAGATGAATTCTACAATGGTGAATTTAGCGGTTCTGTTTTAACAGTAACTACTCAAAGTTTAGCTCAACCCTATCCATTACAAAACGAATCATTCCCATATAAACAAGTATATTACTATGGTACAGGATCTAATGAAAATAACATATTTGAGGGTTTATATTTAAATAATGTTACTTCACCTCAAAATGGTGAAATATTATTTTTCCAACAATTTTTCGGAACTACCCTAGGTAGCGTAGTAGGTTCTCCAAAATATTTAAAAATAGCAAAAATTGATTGTAGCGGAAGTAATAATACAACTGCTTTAGGACAATTAGATTCTATTTTAATTAATACCCCAATTGCTCCACTTTCAAGTAAAATATGGATTCAATATGATGTTACGGTATTAAATGAACAGCCTAATTACTATCTTTATAAAGTAGAATCTGCAAAATATTTAAATCAAAATACTCTTTATGTATCATCTTGGTATCCAAACCAAGTTTTTGATTATACAGTTTCTGCTTCTAATGCTGCAAATATGGTTCCTTTATTCGTAGGCCTTAATACAATTACCTCATATGGAAGTGTATCTGGAAATACTTTAGGATATTTTAATAGCACTACCGGGATTCATACTTTAGGAAATACTCCAAATACTCCATTATCCATTACAGGATCTGTTTCTGTTGGTGGATTAGGAGGAACCGGAACTTTTTATTTAACATTATTAAGACAAGGAAATACTAGTGCGTTAGCGGCTATTAATGTTAGTACTGGTAATTCATATTCTATTTCATCTTCATATTATGGATTACAAGGAGATCAAATATACTTACAAGGTAGCAATACCGGCTTTGGTATCATTTCATATATTAGTGGTAGTCTATTAGTTACCCAAAGTAGAGCAGTAAGTTCTTCAAATTGTGAATTAACAATCTTTGAACCATATATTTCAGAACCTAATTACTATTATAGTAATTTTAATCCTGTAATGAATAATGTTGAAGAAGCTCGCTTAAATTCAATTTATGAGGATATAGACTATTCAACTAATACTTTAACCCCAGTTAATTTTGACTTGTTAATTAGTGGAAGTGCCCTTAAAGCCGCAGTTCAAGATTCAAATTATTCTTCTAAACGTGTTGTTAACCCACGTTATGATGGAAGTAAATCAACATCACAAAAATTAAATGTTTGGACACCTGGTGATACTGGAACTTATGGAAAAACACCTACAGCAGAAGATTTAAAAACAATGGTTGCCTATTGTGACTCTATTTCAGGATGGCCTTCTGAAAGAATGAACGCATCTGCAGTTCATGTTTTATATCTAATTAAGTCTGATGGAACTGTTGTTATTCCAAACACAACACAAAACTCATTATACGACATTCGAGGTACTTTTGAATCTGGAGAAAGAATGTTAATTAATACACAAACTATTTCTGCAGGAGGTGTTCAATATAGAAATATTATTAGAGGTGGTACACGCATTGAACCCATTTTATATACTCAATTTGGTAGTGCTCCAAATGCTACATGGGATACCACAATGAGTTTTGAAGATTTTGTACCTTCTAATACCGGGGCTGTAGGAGATTATACAGCATTGTATAATAGAACATCAAATCAGATTTTAACTTATGCATCTCCTGTTAAAGTTTTATTCAATAATACTGTTTCGGGAATAGCTTTAAGTAGTAATTCTTATCCTATTCCTTTAGGTGCTGTTCAAGATGGTGTTAACTTAATTTTTAATGCTGATATAAGTTTAAGATTAGATAACCCTGCTATAAGTGGTAATCCTAGAGTATTTGACGTGACATTATTTCTCTATAAAAATTCAACAGTAATCCAAACTTTTCCCCCAACATCTTATAATATCCCTGCTAACAACCAAACCCCAGTTTTAATTAATCTCCCTAATACAACTCTCTCAGCAGGAACCTTTAATTCAGGAGATACTATTTCAATATATGTTCAAGTAGATAATTTTGAAGGATTTCCTGGAGGGATTAGAGTACTTTCTAACAATACTAAATTTAAAGTTTCCCAATACCCCGTATATACTCTCCCAGTTACTTCTTCTGGAGCTAATTCAATTTGGGGTTGGCCAGACCAAACAACTTATCCAAATATTATAACTTCATCGGAAGCAACTTTAGTAAATTTATATGGAGATTCTAATGTTAAAATGGTTGATATAACAGGATCAGGATTTAATCCAATTACTTTACCTTGGTCAATAGAATATGCTGATGAATTTAGATTTGAAGGCAGAGAAGATTTTGTTTTCCAAGTAGGTAAAATATTTGGACCAGCAAATAGTGGATCAGATCGTATCACTCAAACAGGATCTATTGAAGTCCATTTTAACTATGCCCTACCAGTTTCTGCTTCTACTTCAGTATTTAACTTAGATCATTTTTTAATTAGACGATATGTTGATGATGCTAGTTTAATTTTAATGGAAGGATATCGACCTACAAATGCAAGTGGTCCTTACATTGTAAGACCTGAATATGTAGTTTCTGAACTAGATAAATCAGTAGATGAATTTATTTTAGATCTTACGCAGAAAGGGTTGATTTAGTGATATTTATTACATATAATACACCTATAACAATACTAAAACATGGGATATTTAAATAACCAAGTCATAACGGTTGACGCAATTTTAACAAATAAAGGTAGAGAACTTTTAGCAAAAAATGACGGTTCATTTCGTATTACACAATTTGCTTTAGCAGATGACGAAATCGATTACACTTTATATAATCCAACACACCCATCTGGATCCTCGTTTTATGGAGAAGCAATTCAAAATATGCCTTTATTAGAAGCATTTCCAATTGAAACCCAAATTATGAAGTACAAATTAGCTACCCTACCTCGTGGAACAGCTAAACTTCCTGTATTAAATTTAGGATATTCTGCAATCACCTTAAATCAAGGAGCTTCATTAGCTATTACTCCTCAAACATTAAATTATTTAGGAAACTCTCAAGCATTTGAAACTAGTGGATATTCCGCTACCATTTCAGATGTAAGATTAATGAGTACATTTACAGGAGTAGGAATTAACACAACCGCTGCTGCTACTTCAAATGCTGCGGTTACTTCAACAACAACACTTGGAACAAATGTTTCTGTAACAGTAATCGGTTCTCAAATTAATTTAAGAGCAACTACAGTTAATACATTATTTGGTTCAAATACACAATTATCAGCAACATTAACCGTTGTAGGTTTAGATAGTGGTGCTCGTTTAACCATTCCAATCACAATTAACAGAACAAACGTTTAAAATATAATAAATAATGGCATTTAAAAGATTCGATCCTGAAGACTTTTTAGTAAGTAGTGATTCAATTACTTCAACACTTTGGTCAACCGGAACCCCAACATTAACTTCATTTAATACATCATCTGTTCAAGCAGCAGGGTCATCTGGAAATTATTATTTAAGTGTATATCAAACAGCTTCTACTGATTCAACAGCTCAAGTACAATTTGATATTGCTTATGCTGATATTTTAGGAAGTGGAAGTATATTATATAACCCAATTGTACCTAGTAATTCATACTCCAGAACTATTTATGGTCAATATCGTTCTATGATATTAGAAGATGAAAATTCTAGTTTTATTTTTGGAACAGGAGCTAACATAGCAACTGGGTCATGTTTTTGGGTTTTATCTATTGAAAGAGCAAGATATAAACAATCTTTATTCCCTGGATCTTTAAATTTACAAATTTCTGGATCGGGAGGTATCATTAACTTAACAGATAATTCTCTTGACAATCCTGTAAATGTATTTATAGGATCATCTAGAGTATACCAATTAATTTCGGGATCTAATGGTACAGCAGGTTCATTACCTAATAGTGGATATGTTGCTGGATCCGGCTCATATGGTTTAGTATTTCCTGATTTAGGAACAATTTTACTTAACCCATTAGCAATTTCACAATCTATTCAAGTTAATGTAAGTAGATCAAACAATTCAGACGGCTTAAACAATCAACGTTTATTTAATGCTATTTCATTAGGTGCATCATTTGCTTTAAACTCTGAAGAAACAATTACTTCTGATTATGTATTTGTTAGAGCTCGTAATAGTGAATTTAACTATTCAGAAAACCCATCCTTCATTTCAGGTTCAACAGGTGAAGTAATTTATAGTAATTTTATCAACCAACCCCAAGTTTATCTTACTACTGTTGGGATGTATAATGATAGTAATGATTTATTAGCAGTTGCTAAAATGTCAAGACCATTGTTGAAAGATTTTACAAAAGAAGCTCTTGTTAGAGTAAAATTAGATTTTTAAGAATGAATGAGTGTATTCAAGCCTTTTATTACTTCTGATATTTTAGTATCACCTTTTAAGGTAAATAAATTTTTTGCTTTTATAAACAATGAACTTACCGGTTCAAATGTAGAAATTGATAGATATATTGGAACAAACATTACTTCATCCCTTTGGACCTCAGGTTCATATCCAACAGGATTTATTAATACACAAGATCAAATTTTAGTATATCGTTCAATTAGAGAACTTTACTATTCAAATTATTTATTAGACCCTAATGGATCTCCTGCAGCTACCGCTTCTTTTAATGTTGATGGAACAATAACAGGCCCTGCATATACACCAAATTACTATAATTATTTATCTACTACTTTAACAGCAAGCAGATATTTCCCTACAGGATCTGGAGAACAAATAGGAATTATATCTATCCCATCAAACTTATACGGAGAATATCTCCAACCAGGAAGTGTTAAAATATCAACATCTTCTTTAGCATTTTCAGATGATTCTAATGGTAATTTGATAGATCTTTTTACTTCAACTAAAGTCGGAGATGTAATTTATGAACATGGTATAATCATATTTACAGGATTTCAAGGGACAAATTTAAATGATATAATAAATAATAGTATATATCTTGAATTTAATAGCACATTTACAATATATGAAACCCAATATAAATGTACTATTCGAGAAAATGAATTTAATTTCTCCCAAAACCCCTCAGTAGTTTCTGGAAGTACAAATAGTGGAATTGTATACGATTTTGCAACAGGTTCATTCTTTTCACCTTACGTAACAACAGTAGGTTTATATAATAACAGTTATGAATTAATTGCAGTTGCAAAACTTGCACAACCATTACCTACTTCTGCCACTACAGATACTTCGATATTAATTAATTTAGATATGCTTTCATGAATTGGATTTATAAAGATAAAGAAATTCAAACGATTGAAGATTTTCAAGAAGATATATTTGGGTTTATTTATATTACCACTCATATTCCTACAGGAAAAAAATATTTAGGTAAAAAATCTTTATACCATAACGTTAAAAAAAAACTAGGTAAAAAGGAATTAGCAGAACAACCCATAACTAGAGGTCGAACAGCAACCACAAAACAAATCATTAAAGAATCCGATTGGAAAACATATTATGGATCTGAAGAATTCATAAAACAACAAATCAAACTAGGTAAAAAAGAAGAATTTACTAGAGAAATAATCCAACTAGTAACTAATAAAAAACTACTTACATATTTTGAATGCAAATATCTTTTTAATTCAGGTGTATTGGAATCTGATACTTGGTTAAATTCCAACATTTTAGGTAAATTTTATCGAAAAGACTTTGATATTTAAAAAATTGATTGTATTTTAACCATATATGGTAAATGAGTTATTAGTTAGCCTTGTTAATTCTGTCTTAGGAACTGGTAAACGTACCGCTAGAGGAAATCAATCATATAATTGTCCATTTTGCCATCACTCCAAACCAAAACTTGAAGTTAACTTTACTGAAAACAAAGACGGAGTAAACCAATGGGCATGTTGGGTATGTGGTAAAAAAGGCAAAACTATTAGAAGTTTATTTAAACAAGTACAAGTTGATGCCTCTTATTTTCAAGAACTAAGTAAACTTGTAAAAAATGTTTCCGTAGAAGATATAGGAGAATCAAAACAAACCCTACTTGAACTACCTAAAGAATATAAATCTTTTATTAACAATGAAGATATTATAGCAAGACATGCTTTTGCTTACCTTAAGAAAAGAAATATTACTAAACAAGATATTCTTAAATACAATATAGGATACTGCAACTCAGGTCAATATGCTAAAATGATAGTTATACCCTCATATGATACTAACGGTAAATTAAATTATTTCACCGCAAGATCATTCGAGAAAGATCCTTACACCAAATACCGCAACCCTGAAACGTCTCGCGATGTTATACCGTTTGAATTGTTTATTAATTGGGATTTACCTATTATATTATGTGAAGGTCCATTTGATGCAATGGCTATAAAACGTAATGCTATTCCATTATTTGGTAAAAATATTCAATCAAACTTGATGAAAAAAATTGTTACTTCTAAAGTACAAAAAATATATATTGCTCTAGACAACGATGCTATTTCAAAAGCCCTTGGTTTTTGTGAACAGCTTTTAGATATTGGTAAGGAAGTGTATTTAGTAGAACTTAAAGGAAAAGATCCTAGTGATATGGGTTTTGAAGAATTTACCAAATTAGTACAAACAGTTTCACCATTAACACAATATAAACTGATGGAGAAAAAATTATCTATAATATGAAAAAACGTAACATTAAGCACGTCAATAACCGTATCCTTGAAATTTCAGAAGATGCTAAACAAATTACTCTTCCCGATTCTAGATACTACAGACGAAATGGTGAATATTATCCATCAATCACCCACGTGTTAGGTTCTTATCCAAAAGGTAAACATTTTGAAGAATGGTTAAAAAACATGGGCCGCTCAGCTGATTACATTGTTAGAAAAGCTGGTGAAGATGGAACTAAAGTACACGAAATGATTGAAGAGTATTTAGAAGGTAAAGAAATGAACTTTTTAAATGAAGCTGGATATCCACAATACGATCCTAACATTTGGCAAATGTTTTTACGTTTTGTTGATTTCTGGGAAACCCATAAACCTGAATTAATTGACCAAGAAACCCATTTATTTTCAGATGAACTTAGAGTAGCAGGTACTACAGATTTGGTTTGTAAAATTGATAATTCTTTATGGATTATTGATCATAAAACATCAAATCATATTCAAACTACTTATGAATTACAAGCCGCAGTTTATGCTTATTGTTATGAAGAATGTTTTGGTGTCAAACCTGATAAAACTGGTATCTTGTGGTTAAAATCAAACAAACGTAAAGCATCTAAAGATAAAATGCAAGGTAAAGGATGGGAAATGATTTTACCATCTCGTACACAAGAGGAAAATATTGAAATCTTTAAAACAGTAAAACGTTTATTTGACTTAGAAAACCCAAATGAAGCGCCCGTATTTACTGAATTTAAAACGAGCGTTAAGAAAGAGATATAATATGTATAAGTATGATAAGTTTAGTTCAATTGTTGAAGGAAATGAAAGATGGTCCTAAAGCTATATTTTTAGCTGGCCCCGCAGGGAGTGGAAAATCTTATATATCCTCTAAACTTATCCCTAATACATTTACAGTTATTAATTCAGATGACACTTACGAAGAGTTATTAAAAGCAAATGGGCTTGGTTTAAAACAAAAAGATTTTACTCCCGATCAACTATCTCAAGCATCTAAACTACAAGCTCAAGCTAGAAAAGTTACTCAAGATAAATTTAAAAAACTAATTGCAAATAAAGACCACGTTATTTTAGATGGTACTGGTGGTGCTTTAGCACCTCTTACTAAGAAAAAACAACAATTAGAAGATTTAGGATATGAAACATTGATGTTAATGATTTATGTTTCTCCCTTAGTTTCACTTGAACGTAATCAACAACGTGACCGAAGTTTAATGCCTGGAATTGTATTAAGAAATTGGAAAGATGTAAATAAAAATATTGAAATGTAT